TATATATGGAAATTTTCCTGTTAATGGGGGGTGCAAGAGTTCAAACTGATCTTGGTAATAATGATATACATATAAATTTAGTTCTATCATATACTCCAACTATTCTTCAAGGGGATGGAGCCACCAACCAAAAGGTAACTTTAGGGTCTGCTTACTTTGGGGAGCTTAATGTTGATTCTAACTCCATCGGTTTTTTCCAAAAAGTTAATCGTGGTCAACATACTGTAGAATTTATGAATGGAGCTAGTTATTATATGCAAAATAGTTCAGGCGTAGCTACTTCAAACTCAAAATATCTTAATTTACATACTAATCGAACTGGAAACACTGACGCTATTCATATATATCCTAGTGTTCTCTATGGGCCAGGATTTTCTGGTCACTGGCTATCTGGTGTAACTTCGGGAAGGGCTCCCAGTGCAATAGGATCAGAAATATTTCAATCAACATCTGTCCCTTTCACTAATTCAATTAATTTGACACCAACAACTTTAGTTACAAGTAAAACATTAGATGGTTCAGATACATTTGGGATGATCCCAGTAAAAACTATCGGTGTATTGTTATGTACATCGCAAAATTATAAAACCACTGTGAGCACAATAAGCAGTAGTGCCCTTACCTTGGGAACTGAGAACTCAAACTTTCCTACTATTTTTGCATGTGAAACTAATGATTATGATAATAAACCTGTAACTTTAATTCCTTCAAGATCTTCTGGAGCCCCAGCTTTAGCATATAATGAAACAGTTAGTGGAAGTGAAGCTTTAGTCATACAAGGCGGCACTGCTTCTGGTATTTATATTTATCCAATAGAAGTACAGATTCCAAGTACATTTGATCCAGATGGATCAGCTGGCGTTAACGAATTAAGAGTAAAATTAGTATTAAGTAAAACTAGCAGTGCAACGAATAATCCTAGTGCCTATTGCTATTACAGAAATAATACTTCACGACAGGTGACTAATCCTACTTTTACAGGGGTTTCTACCAATCAATCGGGCGCGACAGCCCACACAGTAACTCTGACAAATGCTAGTTCTGGTCTAAAAATAAATAATTCTGTTTTTGTCTATATTCAATGGATACCAAATAACACCGGTGTTGGAGATAAATTATATGTTCATGACTGCTATGCTGAGGTTTACTAATGGCTGCGCCAAAAGTCTCAGCTTCAGGATATTTTAAAGGGTTAAAACCCTCAGCTGCTGGTGGATATCCCACAGGAACTACAGCAGGGAGTGGTCAGGCAGGCGCACCTGTACACGATGGGACTGTCATTACAGATAAATTCAAAATTGGATCGACAACACCTGATGAAATAAGATATGGCTCTATCTATATTCCAACTGTGTATAGAGGATCAACCGTTGTCTGGCATAAACCACAATTAGCATATGTGGCTGGATTGGCTGGTAAATTTTTTAATGGTAGTTGGCGTTCCACTATTGCTAATGGTAATATAGGAACTCTTCCTTTAACAACAAATAATGATAGTAGTAATGTAACAGGAACTACAGGTCTTCCATCAGCTGATCATAGATACGGAGTTAATTTATTTACTTCTATCACTTTTGGAAATGGTATTGGAGATAATTATGGATTTATAGCTATAGGTTATTTTGATCCTCCTGCATCTGGTACATATACTATATACACATCCTCAGACGATGGAAGTGGAGTGTGGATTGGAGATCTAGCTTTACCAGGTGCTACTAGAACAGCTGCTAACGCAACAGTAGATAATAATTTAGGTGGGGGACAGGCTGATACAGAGCGATCGGGCACTATTTCTTTAAATGCAGGCACATCATATCCTATAAGAATAGTTCATGAAGAAGCTACAGGTGGGGATAATTTAACATTTAGCTGGGCAGGAGGAGGGGTTTCCAAAACCACAGCTCTAGGTGCATATTTCAAGACTCCAGTAACACCGGGAACGACAACACTTACAGGAAATTTTGATCCTTAAGAATATTATCTTCAAGTCATAATTATCATAAATAGTCATAGATATTTTAAACGGAGATCTTTATGGCCAATCCAAATTCACGTGTTACACTGATAGATTATTGTAAACGAAGACTCGGGGATCCGGTCATTGAAATCAATGTTGACGAAGATCAACTTGAAGATCGTATAGACGAAGCCTTACAATACTATCAAGAATACCATTCTGATGCTACAGTTCGTACTTATCTAAAACACCTTGTAACAAGTACAGATGTGACAAATGAATATATTACGTTGTCATCCGACATACTTTTCGTTTCAAAGCTTTTCCCCCTATCAAGTTCATTCAATAGTTCTTTTAACTTTTTTGATATTAAATATCAAATGATGCTGAATGACATAGCAGACTTACAAAATTTTGCAGGTGATTTAGCATATTACGAGCAAATGCAACAATACTTATCTTTACTTGATATTAAGTTAAATGGATCACCACAAGTGCAGTTTTCTCGTAAACAAAATCGACTTTATGTTTTTGGTGATTTCACTGATAGTGATATTAAAGCTGGGGAATACATTGTTGCTGAAGTATACCAAATTGTAGATCCAAGCACGCACACTTCTATATTTAATGACATGTGGTTAAAAGAATATACAACTGCATTGATTAAACAACAATGGGGTGCAAACCTCATTAAGTTTGAAGGCATGCAATTGCCAGGTGGTGTTATACTTAACGGTAGACAGATTTATGATGATGCAACAACAGATATTGATAAATTGAGAGAAACTATAAGATCTGAGCACGAATTCCCACCAGACTTTTTTGTAGGTTAAAATGGCAAGAAACGTATATTTTAGTGATAAAGTAAGATCCGAACAGAATCTTTATGAAGATATAGTAATTGAATCTCTTAAGATCTATGGACAAGATGTTTATTATCTACCTCGCGATATTGTTGCTGAAGATAAAATCTTTGGCGACGACATTCCTTCCCGTTTTAATTCTTCTTATAAGATTGAAATGTATTTAGAAAACATTGAAGGTTTTGATGGTGAAGGTGATCTTTTTACTCGATTCGGTGTTGAGATAAGAGATGAAGCAACATTTATTGTATCACGCCGGCGTTGGACCCAAACCGTAGCGAGGATGGATAATGGAGTTACCTCTGTTAGACCATTAGAAGGTGACTTGATATACCTACCTCTTACAAATAAAATATTTCAAATTAATTTTGTAGAACATGAACAACCATTTTATCAGTTAAGTAATTTACCTGTCTATAAATTGCGTGCACAACTCTTTGAATATAATGATGAAGATCTTGATACAGGTGTAGCAGCGATCGATCAAATAGAACAAGATTATGCATACACTTATATCCTTACACTGAATGGTACAAGTAAGATAATCGAGGTTGGTGAAACTGCAACACAGACACTTTCAAGTGGGGTAACAATAGCAGGTGAAGTTGCAAAATGGTCTGACTCAGATCAGAAACTACATCTAATACATATCGACACTAGTGACGATAAATTCCATGATTTCTTGACAAGTACTAATATTACAATCAGTGGTGGTGTTAATAGACCCGCTGATTCTGCATATAGTGTAACAGCTATTGCACAAGATAATAAGATATCAGCTAATGAACAGAATGATGACTTTGGTACTATTGGAGGAGATTTCCTCGACTTTAGTGAAAATAATCCATTCGGTGATCCGGAGAATAACTAATGTTTGGTACCCATTTTTATCACAAGAAAGTTAGAACATGTGTTGCTATCTTCGGAAAACTTTTCAACAATCTGTATGTTGTAAGACCGAATAGCCAAGTAAAAGTTCCACTTTCATATGCGCCAAAACAGAAATTCCTAGAAAGAATTAGAGATAATCCTGATCTCGATAATTCGCAAGTTGCAATAAAATTACCTCGTATGTCTTTTGAAATTACTTCATTTGCGTATGATCCAACAAGACAATTAACTAAAATTAGTAATTTTAATACAATCGGTACCGCAAATACGAACAGACAAAAGTTTTATTCTCCTGTTCCATATACAATTAATTTTCAATTAAATATATATGCAAAGACCCAAGATGATGCTCTTCAAATCGTAGAGCAAATATTACCGACATTTAATCCCCAATATACTCTTACAATTAAGCCATTTGGTACAGAGTATCCAGCCTTTAAAGAGGATGTACCTATTGTAATACAAGGATTAAGTTTTGCCGATGATTTTGAAGGTGCATTAGAACAAAGAAGGACTATTGTTTATACTCTTGACTTTGAAATGAAAGTGTGTTTTTATAGCTCTATAAATAATTCAGAGATTATAAGAACCGCAAAGACCACACTATTTGATATGAATGGTGGGGCTGGCGGGGATTCAGATATTGCATTAGAAAGAATTGATACGAATCCGAACCCTCTTTCTACCATTGGATTGGCAGATAGTGATTTTGGATTTACAAATACTATAACATTATTAAGTGATAGCAGCTCATGACAAGTGATGAAAGAAATATTAAATCAGATTATGATTATTCAAGAGAGACTTATTACGACTTATTAGAAAAAGGCCGTGGTTCTCTTGAAGATATGATTGAAGTCGCTCGATCATCCGAGCACCCGCGCGCCTACGAAGTATTATCAGGAATGATTAAAAACTTATCTGATGTGAATGATAAGTTAATGGATTTGAATAAGAAAAACAAAGATATGAATAAAGAAGAAGTAAAGCAAATTGCTTCTTCGACTACAAATAATGTTTTTCTTGGATCGACTGCTGACTTGCAGAAGTTATTACAGAATGAGGATAATATGATTGATGTCACTCCTGAATCAAAATGAATCCTACCTAGGCAATCCAAATGTAAAAAGAGATGGTGTAGTTCAAGAGTGGACTGCAGACCTCGTAAAAGAATATGCGTTGTGTATGGGCAACGCTCAATACTTTGCAGAGAAATATTGCAAAGTGATCTCTCTCGATGAGGGTTTAGTTCCTTTTAAACTTTACCCTTATCAAAAACAAATGTTTCAACAATTTCAGGATAATCGTTTCAATGTCGTTCTCGCATGCCGTCAATCAGGTAAGTCTATATCTGCGTGTGCCTTCCTCCTCTGGTACGCGCTCTTTCACTCCGAAAAAACAGTTGCAATCCTTGCGAATAAAGGCGCAACAGCAAGAGAAATGCTCTCGAGAATTACACTCATGCTTGAGAATATCCCCTTCTTCTTACAGCCGGGAAGCAAGGCACTCAACAAAGGATCGTTGGAGTTTTCCAATAACTCTCGTATTCTCGCTGCTGCTACATCTGGTAGTTCTATTCGTGGGCTCTCAGTCAACCTTCTCTATCTCGATGAGTTTGCTTTTGTTGAGCGTGCTGCCGAGTTTTATACTTCTACCTATCCTGTGGTTTCTGCTGGTACCGATACCAAGATCATCGTTACCTCAACAGCAAACGGGATTGGAAACACCTTTTATAAAATATGGGAAGGGTCAGTCCAAGGTATAAATGAATTTAAATCATTTCGTGTTGATTGGTGGGATGTACCAGGAAGAGATAATAATTGGAAAGAGCAAACGATTGCGAATACCTCCCAACTACAGTTTGATCAAGAATTTGGTAATACCTTCTTCGGAACAGGTGATACGCTGATTAATGCTGAGACCCTGATGGGGTTCAGGGCAAAACCTTATAAAAAAGCCTTAGAGGGGGGAGATCTTTTAGTATACAAAGAGCCTGAAAAAGATCATGAATATATTATGACAGTTGATGTGAGTAAAGGAAGAGGTCAGGATTACTCTACTTTTAATTTGATCGATATTAGCGTTCGCCCGTTTGCACAGGTAGCTGTCTATCGCAATAACACTATTTCTCCTTTACTCTTCCCAAATATTATTTATAAGTACGCAGTTTCTTATAATAATGCATATGTTGTAGTTGAATCCAATGATCAAGGGTCACTTGTTTGTAATGGAATATACCAGGATTTGGAATATGAAAATATCCATATGGAATCAGCAATCAAGTCGGATGCTATTGGCGTTGAAATAACAAGAAAGACAAAAAGACTAGGTTGTTCGGCAATTAAAGATATACTTGAGAATGGTAAACTTGAAATAGTTGATGAGAATACAATACTTGAAATATCTACATTCATTGCAAAAGGGCAATCATACGAAGCGTCAACAGGTAACCATGACGACTTGATGATGAATCTTGTTATGTTTGGATACTTTTCATCCTCACAATACTTCGGTGACATGACAGATATTAATTTAAAAGATATGATTTTTAAAAAACAAATGAAAGAAATAGACGATGATCTTGTTCCATTTGGCTTTATTGATGACGGGAGCGAAGCAATTGATCAGCTTGAGAATGGCACCAAATTTGAGTGGCAAGTTGAATATGACCCAAATTTCTAATTATTATAAATAATAAGAATATTGAAGATAACCGTATTATGAAAACATATAATTAGTAACCGAAAAAGGAAAAAGATATGGCATTAGGTACACCTTCCGAATCTCCTGCGGTTGTCGTCAAAGAAATAGATCTGACTGGCGGTGTGCCAAACGTTCAGTCGTCTACCGGCGCATTCGTAGGTAATTTTAGATGGGGACCAGTTGGCGAAAGAACCCGTATTTCAAACGAGGCTTCTCTTGCAGAAACATTCGGATCTCCAGATAATCTTAATAGTCGTGACATAGATTTTGTTAGTGCTTCACAATTTTTAAGATATACAAACACACTTCAAGTCGTAAGAGAAACAACTTCTGCGGCAAAAAATTCTGTCAGTGCAGTAGGACAATCTACTGCAGCAAACTTAGATGCGGTGACAGCTAACAATAAAAGTAGCTTCGATGGATCGATCACTGCATTTGATTCAGATAAACACACTTTTATTGGTAGGTTCCCAGGGGCACTTGGAAATAGCATTAGAGTATCTGTTTTTGATTCTGCAACAATGACTGGATGGGCTTACGCATCATCTTTTGATGCAGCACCTGGAACAAGCACATTTGCTACAAATAAAAACGCATCAAATGACGAAATGCACATTGCAGTCATAGATCAAGGTGGATTATTAACCGGGACAGTTGGCACTGTGCTAGAAACATATCCATTTGTATCAAAAGCATCTGATGCGAAAAACACCGATGGATCAACAAATTTCGCAAAAGATATAGTCAACGAAAGATCACAGTATATTTACATGGTAGACTTTGATTCTGACTTCCAAGCGGCAGGAGCTGGTACCACAGCGGACAGCGGAGAGAACTTCGCAAGAACAACAAGAACATTAACTAACTATGACCTTTCAAAAGGTGTTAATTCAGGATCGCTAACAACTTCTGAATATGCTACAGGATTTGATCTTTTTGAAGATAAAGATACTGTCGAAATTGATTTTCTTATTGCTCCAAGTATGACAACAAGTACTGATCAAAATACAGTAGTAAATGACCTTGTATCAACTGCTCAATCAACAAGAAAAGATTGTATCGTGGTTACATCACCAGCAAGAGATGATGTAGTAAACTTAACAAGTGCTTCTGCAATCACAACAAATATTGTTGGTACTGCTGATGGATTTACTAAATCATCATATCTAGTAATGGACGGAAACTTCTTAAAAGTTTACGATAAATTCAATGATCAATTCCTCCAGGTACCTGCAGCATCTTCAACAGCGGGTATTATGGCAGCAACCGATAGAAACGCAGCCCCTTGGTTCTCACCTGCTGGTGGAAGAAGAGGCCAATATCTCGGAATAACAGCAATTGATTATACACCGACTAAGGGTCAAAGAGACACTCTTTATAAAGCTGGTGTTAACCCAATTGCAAACATACCTGGACAAGGGGTTATACTCTTTGGGGATAAAACTAAATTGGCAAGACCTTCTGCATTCGATCGTATTAACGTACGTCGTCTCTTCCTTGTTCTTGAAAGAGCAATTGGTAGAGCAGCAGAATCTATACTCTTTGAATTCAACGACGAATTTACAAGAGCAGAGTTTGTCAATATCGTTGAGCCAGTACTAAGAGAAGTAAAAGGTCGTAGAGGTATTACTGACTTCAGAGTCGTTTGTGACGAAACAAACAATACTGCAGCAGTCATTGACCGAAACGAATTTATCGCAAGTATCTTCATCAAGCCGGCTCGTTCTGTTAACTATGTAACACTTAACTTTGTTGCAGTTAGAACTGGCGTCGACTTCGAAGAAGTCGTAGGCACAGTGTAAGGAGATAGAAAATGGCAGTACTTGGCGTAGATGATTTCAAAGCAAAGATTAGAGGTGGCGGTGCTCGTCCTAATCTTTTTCAGGCAACAATTAACTTTCCGACTTATGCAGGTGGGTCGGATATAACAGAAACCGCATCATTCTTATGTGAGGCAGCACAGCTACCTGGATCCACAATGGGAACAATTATTGTACCATTTCGTGGGCGACAGTTAAAAATGGCTGGGGATCGTACGTTTGATACGTGGACCGCAACAATCATTAACGATACGGATTTTAAAATTCGTAACGCAATGGAAACTTGGATGTCAGGAATAGGTGGACATTCTGAAAACGTTGGTCGTACTAACCCAGTTGAGTATGAGGCAGATCTCAGAATAGCTCAATTAGATAGAACTGGATCAAAAATTAAGGAATATATCTTTAATGGGGCACATCCAATTGATTTAACGGCAATCGCGGTTTCATATGGTCTTTCAGATGAAATTGAAAGATTTGATGTTACCTTCCAGTACCAGTACTGGACAACAGTAGACGGCACTGCAGTCTAATTATATATATTAGGGAGAGTCTTTAAAAGGCTCTCCTTTTCATAAAGGATTGTAAATGGCAGACGGAAGAAGTTTAAAACTATTCGGGTTTGAGATTAAAAGATCTCCGACAGAGGATCCAGGTAAAAAACCTTCAATTGTACCATCAAGAGATGATGATGGTGCAGGATATGTAACTGCGGCTGGAACGCACTACGGTCAATATCTTAATATTGACGGAGATGATTCTAAGGATAATTATCAAGTTATTATGAAATATCGTGGGGTATCAATGCATCCAGAAGTTGATGCAGCGATCGAAGATATTGTTAACGAATCAATAGCA